GCTGTTCCAACAAGTAAATCACCTGCTGCATCAACAACAGATTTTTGAACTGCTGCGCCAGCATTGTTAAATACTGTTGTATCAATTGCAGTTCCAAGTGTGCGGATTGCTGCTGCACCATCTTTCACCAGATCGGTGTCATCTGGTGTTGTCCAGCTGTAGTTGGTGGTAGTTGCCATATTATCCTATCCTCAGGCTACGATTGTAGCGTATTCCCATGTCAAAGTTGGATCTATTGTTTGCCATGTTTCAATTATTGGTGTGGTATTCCAACGCATTGCCACCTGACTAAATGCAACAGGCGATAAATTGATGGTCAGGAATAATTCGTTAAACCTAGTGCTCCATGACCAACCTTCAACATAGCCTTCAAATTCGCCACCTGAAATCTGATCAGGTAGGTTTTGGATGTTAAGAGGTTGCCCCATAAATACACCTAGTAAATGATCTCGATCAGCATTGTCAATCTCAGGATTTGTTAGCGGAAAGGTTATTGACTGAAATAGTGGCAATGGGTTGGCTCGTTGCGCAATATAACGATCTGCTACAGCTTGAGCATCCACAGCTGAATGCAATACTGAATTTATGCTTTCGGCTTTGTAGCCATAAGCTGCAATGCTGTCAGGATCGGTTGCAGTTTCCTGTGAGCCAAAATTGTTGCCATAGTTGATATAAATGTCATTCCTAATATCACCTGATCTTGTGATTGTGCTTAGTCCTTGACCTAACGCATGATTGCCATCAAGATCTACATATCCGTTAGTCAATAGATAATTTTGCCTGTGGTCGGCATCTGCATAACCGATGTCGCCATTGTTTTCCTCATACAAATAGCCAAACGCTGAGTTTGCAATAAGACTTGCAATGTTGTAAATAGTGTCAGGATCAGCTCCGCGATTTTGCATTGTGTAAAGACCTGGAGTATCAATACTGCCTAAACCTAGATTGCTTGCATCAAGCCATTGTTCTGTTGCATCGTAGGTTGCCCATGTAGAAGCTGCCGGCACTTCTGCCCATGTGCCAAGTAATACGCTAGACAGCAAATCGTATATTTGATTGCCATCCTCATCTTGTGAGATTGTTCCGTTGTAGATTTCTTTTGCTAACTTGACAAGCGATCCCATAGCAATAACTGTGTATTCAACAACTGTTGCAAGTTGTCCGGTTGCTCCCACGCTAACTGTAATATCAGTAATGTCGCCACCAAATAGATTTACATAAGCAGCTGATGTGTCTTTGACTTGCAGACTTAAACTGTCGTTAATGTCAAATGGCAAAGTTTGACCAGATAATGCAACAAAAGTAATTGATAAGTAAGAGGGATTTGGCTGTTGGTAAATATCATCACGCCCAGCTTGATGCGCAATATCGCTTATTGCTATATCGGTGTAATCGACACCACCAATTGTCAGTTTCCAGTCTGGCGACCAAGCAGTCATTATCCAGCTTTTTCTCTAATAGATTGATAACTTAACGCTGGAGTTGATCGCGCTGCGCTGCTGTTTAACGCTTTTGCAACAGCTCTTGCTGCGCCTTCGGTATCTATCGCGCTGACATTTATCAGAATTTGTGGGTTGGCTGCAATTGCTTGTGTTTGTTTTTCTAATACTCTAAATTCTGCTTGTAATTGATCTAATTGTTTTTGTGCAGCAGATTTACTAATACCACCTGTCAATGTTGCAAATGTTACATCTGTGATTTTGTCTTGCACAGCAACTAATTTGTTTGCAAGATCTGTAAGGCTAGTTGCTCCAGCTATTGTGCCAAGACCTGCACCACCACCACCGCCAATCCCACGACCGTCAATGCCACCACCACGACCACCGGCAAATCCTCCTGCACCGCCACCTGTTGCTGAAATGCCACTAAACCCACCGGCACCGCCACCAGTTGATGCTGCGCCTATCGGACTAAGTTTGCCAATGTCTGCGCCACTCTTAACAAGATTTAAGCCATCAATGACTTTGTTTATTGCGCCAATAATAAAATTTAACACCGGTGTTATTGCGCCAACAATCGCGCCAAAAGCATCGATAATTGCTGATGCTGCTTTAACTCCTACTGTCAGCAGGAAGCCAAATATCTTATCAAGTATTGGAAACACAACATCTCTTAACACTTTAGCAAACTCAGCAAATTCATCTCGGTTGCGGTTAATAGCTGCTTGGATAATATCCCATGCAGACTTAAACTTATTCACTATTGGTGTGCCATACTCTAAAATAAACCCAATTAATCTTTCAATGACTGGCAATAATGCTGCGCCAACAGCTTCTTTTGCTTCATTAAATCCAACTCTTAGTCGATCAATCCTGCCTTGAAATGTTTCAGCATTACGGCTTGCAGCCCCACCATACAGATCTGATAACTTTTGTGTTTCGCCTCTAAAATCTAATTGCTTGGCTTGTGCAGCTGTAATACCAATGCCAAGTCTAACCAATTGTGTGTCTTGTCCATTGTAGGCTTTAGACAATGCCTCAACAACTTGGTTTAAGTCTTTACCTGTGCCTTTAGATATATCTATTGCTAGGTTTAACAAATCTTGTGATTTGGTCAATGATGAAGTCGCAACCGACAACCTTTGAAATGCTGGTCTCAACTCATCATCAGCTAAACCAACAGCAAGCGATGTTGTGGTTATGTAATCCTCAGTCGCTTTAATTTGTGCATCAGTTGCACCTGTGGCTGATCTGAGTGCATTGGCTAATCTAAGTTGTGCAGCTTCATCCTCAATGGCTGCTTTAACACCATCAATTGCTAGTTTGCCAGCATAAGCAACGGCAGCAGCAGCAGCAACAGCAAATGCAGCAGCAGCCTTTTTCCCAAATTCAGAAATCTTTTTGCTGTTAGTTTCGACAGCACCATCTGCTTCATTTAATTTCTTTTTAAGATCATCAATATCCGCAAGGATTTTGAGCGATAGTGTTCTTGTATCTTTTGCCATTATGCCCACTTATCCAAAATGCGGTTATATGCCGCTTCCCATTTGTTAATCAATTCAGGCTGAATTCTACGAAGCGTTGGGTAGATAAACCAACCACGCGAACCTCTGCCTTGCCTTCCGCTATATGCAGGAAACTGTTTAAATTTATTAGATCCAAACTCAACACCACCCCATAAGATTTGCGTGTTAGCCCCACCTGAAAATTTCTGTCGTGCAAAACCATACTTGAACTCACCGATTTTGCTGGACTTAGAGATGCTAACGCCATCTGCAACTCTCTGCGCAACCTTGCCAGATTTCGTTCTACCTCTAGCTGCTGTTTTAATTTCTTCCGCTGCGTAAGTTGCCAGAGCAGTAGATTGAATTCTTGCTTCCTCTGTGGCTTGCGCATCCATAACTTTGAAAGCCTTAAGAATATCGCGTATGTCATTGCGACTGTAAGCAATTGTTTCATTTGCCACCTCGCGCCTCCAATACTTCTATTGCTGTCATTATGTCGTCTGCATCAACCCATTCATTCATTGGTATGTGTGTGGCTAATGCCAACACAACCAATAACCTGTTCAGGCTTCCTTCTGGATGACTTTTGGGTCTGCATCACCGACTATTACATCAACAACTGTTTCCATCCACGCATCTAAAGGTTTAACTGGTTTGCCACCAGCTTCTCTTTTATGGGCATGATACGCCAGAAACATTAGATCGCTTATGCCCATTTTTTCTTGAGCTTGTCCGATCGTATTGCCGGTGTGCTTTTCCCACTTTGCCCACTCAGGCGGTTGGGCAATATATGTTGCTTGCTCGCCTGAGTTATATTCAATTGTAATTGGTAATTTCATTGTTTGCTCCCGTTGTTAGATCTTAGCTAAATGTTTCTGTTACTGCTCCACCTTTGACGGTGAATGTAAATGAAACTTCTTGTGCATCTACTCCTGATCCACCTGCTGTTGGAAACTCAGGCAAAATGTCAAATACAAATTGTGCGCCTGTTGCAGATGTGAAAGTTACTTCAATTGCTGTATCTGGAGCTGACTCGGCAGCTGTCCAAATTGCCTCACATACTGAGTTTGCTTTGCCCCAGTCTGCCAACATGTCTAATTGAAAAGTTCCAGAAATATCTGTGGTTTTGTAAGCAACGCCATCAAGTGTTTGATACGCCTGACGCTCATTTACTTTTGTTAATACTGCATTAGTCGCTTGTGCTTCGATGTCTGTTCCACCTGAGAAAGACAGCGAAATAT